TCATAGAGTCAGCAGTTAAGTTTCAATCCAAAGCATCAGCAGAACTCTTTCCTGCCAGTGGACCTGTCAAGGCAAACATCATGGGTAAGTCTACACCTGAGAAAGAGATGCAAGCTAACAGGGTACAGAACTTCATGAACTTTCAGGTAACTGAGCAGATGCCAGAATACTTTGATGAGTTTGAAAGAATGCTTTTTCATCTACCCTTAATAGGATCTGCATTCAAAAAGGTTTACTATAATGCAGCACTCAAGCGTCCTATGTCAGAGTTTATTCCTATTGATCAGTTTTATGTATCATACTATGCAACTGACTTAAGAAACGCTGACAGGTATACCCATCTTATATATCGTAGTCCTATAGATATGGAACGAGATATACGTGCAGGTATATACGATGACGTAGAATTACCAGAACCTAATCAAGAAGGATTGTTTACTGACTTTACTCGTAAGCTAGATACCATTATTGGTTTGTCTCCTTCTTCTGATAATGATCCACAATATGCATTACTAGAACAACACTGTTATCTTGATCTTGAAGATACAGGAGAATCACTTCCTTATATTGTTACAGTTATAGAACAATCAAGGCAAGTGTTAAGTATTCGTAGAAACTATGAACAGAATGACCAGAACAAAGAGAAGCGCAGTCACTTTGTGCATTATAGATTTGTTCCGGGCTTTGGTTTCTATGGATTAGGCTTGATTCACTTCTTAGGTAACCTCACCATGAGTGCAACTGCTGCCATGAGATCCCTCATAGATGCAGGACAGTTTGCCAATTTACCGGGTGGTTTCAAGGCTAAAGGGTTGAGAATGGTTGGTGATAATGACCCCATCTCCCCCGGTGAGTTCAAGGAGGTTGAAGCAACTGGAATGGATCTCTCAAAGGCTATTATCCCCTTGCCTTATAAAGAGCCTTCCTCAACTCTATTTCAGATGTTAAATTTTGTAAGTGCTGCTGGTCAGCGTTTTGCAGACAGCACAGAGCAAGTTGTCTCTGATGCTGCCTCCTATGGACCTGTCGGAACTACAATGGCTTTACTAGAAGCCAGTAGTAAGTTCTTTAGTGCAATCCATAAACGAGTACACAAATCTCAAAAGGATGAATTTAGAATCCTAGCTAAGATAGACTATGATTATCTACCAGATGAATATCCTTATGATGTTCCATTTGAAGATCGTAGTATATTCAAGAGTGACTTTGATGGTCGTGTTGATATCATACCAGTATCTGATCCCAACATACCTTCTAACGCACATCGTATGATGATGGCTAACATGGCATTACAAATGGCACAGCAGTCACCACCGGGAATGTTTAATCTTGAAGCTTTGAATAGAACTATTCTACAGGCAGCTAATATGCCTAACCTAGAAGATATTCTACCACCAAAGATTGAGCCTAAACCATTAGATCCAGTATCAGATATTATGGCTGCAACTAAAGGTATACCTATTGGAGCTTTTCCAGGGCAGAACCATGATGCTCATATACAAACTAAGATGGCTTACCTTCAAGATCCTATGAATGGTGCTAATCCTATTATGAAACGTCTAGCTCCAATATTAGAAGCTAACATACAAGAACATTCAGTTATGAAGTATCAAGAACAAATGAACGGTGTAGCACAACAAGGTTTACAACAACTACCACCAGAACAACAGCAAAATCCAGCTACTATTGAAATGGTAATGGCACAAGCAGCACAACAAGTTCTTAATGCTAATCAAGCTGCTGGTATGGCTCAGTCACCTGAACAACAACTTGTAGCTCTTGAACAGGCTAAAGTAGAATTACAAAAGCAAAAGCTACAGTCTGATACAGTTGTACAAGCTGCTGAGATGGAACTTAAGAATAAGCAGTTAGAACTAGATCAAAATGAACAAGTAATTGATATGTTAAAAACAGGTTCAGCAGAAGACTTTAAGAAAGAAAAAGCTGAACTCGATAGAGAATCAAAGAAAGAACTTAAATCTATGGATGTTCTTGGTAAATTAGCTATTGAAGAAGAAAAACAAAATGCTGAAGATAAAAGAACTAAAGAACGTATCATGCAAGATCTTCTAGACCAATCTAATAAAGATCAAAAAGATATGGATATGAAACAACTAGAAGCATTAGTAGAACTAGCAATGAGTAAATCTAAAAAGGAGACTAACAATGATGAAGAAGGGTAAAGGATACTTAGAGCATGTCAAGAATACTGACAAGTCTTTTGGTGATCCATATGCACAAGATGTAACTGGTGGACGTAATATACGTAGTTCACTAAACAAGTGGGATGACTTCTCTTGGAAGACATCTGGTGAAGGAGCCAAACTAAAGTAATGGAAATATGGGATGAAGTAATCAAGGAATTTAATCAAGAGATTAATAACCTTCGACTTACTTTAGGTAGTGGTGTAGCTGAAGACTTCGCTCACTACCGTCAAATAGTTGGATCAATTAATAGCCTAGAGTGGGCCAGAGATAATCTAACTGATATTATTAAAAAACGAACTTATGCAGAGGATGATGATTAATGCAACAAGCACATATGGGTAATTCAATTAAGAATGATCTATGGATAACAGATGAAGAAGAAGTGGCAGATCCAGATGTTCTACCAGAACTTCCGGGTTACCATGTACTAATAAGACCAGTATCAGTCAAAAGTAAAACCAAGGGTGGTATATTCATTCCTGATTCTACCAGAGATGATATGTCTTATTTAACAACTGTAGGTAGAGTTGTCTCAGTAGGAGACTTAGCCTACATGGATAAAAATAAATTTCCTACTGGAGCATGGTGTCAAGTTGGAGATCATGTATCATATGGTAAACACTTAGGAACTAAGCTATTCTATAAAGGTGTTCGCTTTATTTTACTGTTTGATGATCAGATTACCATGAGGGTTCAAGATCCTAAAGACCTTGATCCTACATTTAATTTAACAAAAGGGTCTGTATAATTTGTGAAATCACAGATTGTATGGTATAATATTAATAAAAGAATCACGTAAATCGTATGTTTCGTGAGCAACGTAAGGAATATAAAATGGATAAAGAAGAATGGGGCAACATAAATGTTGCGAATGAAGGGCAAGAAGAGAAAATAGAAATAGAATTTGAGGAGCCTGAAGAAGAAGAAAAGCCTCAAGTAGAAGTTCAAAAAGAAGAAGATAAACAAGAAGTCGTTGAACCTAAACAAGAAGAAGAGAAAGCTCCAGAGTTAGATGGTATAGAAACCAAAGGAGCAGAAAAAAGAATAAGACAACTTATTCGTCAACGTAAAGAAAGAGATGAACATATACAAGCCCTCATCCAAAAAAATGAGGAACTAAGTACGAACCTCAGAACGAAAGATAAAGAAGTAAATGTACTAGGTAAGTCTAGTTTAGATGCTTCTGAAAAACAACTAACTGATAAAATAGAATTAGCAAGAGCAGTATATACAGAAGCTTTTGAAGAAGGTGATAAAGAGAAAGTATTAAAAGCACAAGAGATGCTTAATGATGCTCAGATAGATCTAAAGAATGTAACCGCTGCTAAGAATAATTATCAAGAGATTGAAGATGTGCCACAACAAGCACAGCCTCAACCTCAACAACAAGTTAGGCAGCAACCTGTCAATGATCCTAGAGCAGAAGATTGGGCTTCTAAGAATGATTGGTTTGGTAAAGACAATGTTATGACTGCTGCTGCGCTTGCGATTGATGCAGAATTAAAAGGAGAAGGATATGATCCACAGGATCAAGACTTTTACCAAGAAATTGATAACAGACTTAAAAAGGCTTTTCCTCAAAAGTTGGGAGAAAGTCAAGAACGTATGCAGGAAGTAACGTCAAGTCCTGCTCAAGTAGTATCTGGGGGATCACGCTCTTCCTCATCTAGTTCTAGGAAAGTGAAACTATCTAAAGAAGATGTTGCACTAGCCCAGAAATGGAATATACCACTTGAAAAATATGCTGCTGAGAAGTTAAAAGTTGACGACTCAGATGGCTATACAAACATACTGTAGCGTGGGAGATAAAGAATGACAACACGAAATGAAGCACGTAGTAATACACAACGAGAAGCTAATACAAGAGAAGAAGAATTTATCTTTGAGGAGCCAGATGCCCTCGCTATACCTCCAGAGGTAGAAGCACGATTCGACAGTGATGGAATGTCACTACGATGGTTACGCATATCTGTAAAAGGTCAAGATGACATTTCTAATGTTGGTAAGAAACAACAGCAGGGATGGGTTTTTGTTACTCCTGATGAAGTTCCTGAGTTAGCTATTACATCCTTCGTGAAGGAAGATGGTCGTTACACTGGTACAGTCTGTCGTGGAGACTTGGCACTTGCGAAAATACCAAGTAACCGTGTAACTGCTAGGAGAAAGTACTATGAGGACAAATCGAATACCATGATGGATGCGGTGAATGCACAACTCATGAAAAACAATGACTCTCGTATGCCTATCTCTAATACAAGTAAATCAGTAAGAACAACAGGAAGACAACCGTCTTTTCAAGATTAGTCTTCCTATAACTATAGGAGAAACACATGTCTACTACTAAAGCATTTCGTGGCTTTACTCCTGCTCGTAAGAAAGGTGG